CGGACGGTCTGCGCCCCGTCCCGGACGATGGTCCACTGGATCGCGCCGGGGCTGAGCTCGGGCGTGGACCCGTCGGTCTTCAGCTCCTGCACGATCTCCACCCTGACCCTCCGGTCGGAGGGGACCGTGCAGGACAGGGTCACGGTCCAGCTGTCTGCGGCGACGACGCCGACGGCCGCGTTCTCCTGCCAGTAGGCGAGCTCCCCGAGGGAGGCCCCGTAGGGGAGGGCGTAGCGGCGGGTCGTGACGTCCGTTGCGGCCGATGTGGCGGTGGCGCCGGCGGGGAGCCGGAAGCTGCCGATGATGACGTGGTTGCCCTGGAGGCCGCCGCCGGAGTCGAGGTGGACGACACCGTCAGCGTCGACACCGATGGTGTCCACCTGTGTGCCGGTCTCGGGCGGCGTGGTGAGCGCCGTGTCTGTCTCGTCCCACGTCACATACTTGGCGCCTGCCGCCGTGCGGAGCACGCCCACACCGGCCGCGACATGGTAGGCGAGGGTGGCGGTGCCGGTCACCTGCCCGCCCGCCAGGACCGGGTTCGACCTGGAGTTCGTGTACAGCCCGGCGATGATCTGCTGGGCCGTTTCGGGCGTGGTGCGGCGGCCCTGACTGTCCGCCGCTTCACCGAGCTGCCCCATGGTCCCTCCTCAGAGGTAGGTGTCGTAGATGGTGACGTCCGCCCAGCAGACGGTGCCCTGCTGGAGCGGTTCGATGACCGGGGCCACCTGGCCGCCGCGCGGCGGCACGGTCCACCAGCCGCGGCCGGTGACCAGCTCGGTGCGGTCCGCCCCGGACTGGGTGGCCTGCCCGGCCGCGAAGTCAAGCCGGACCGGCGCCTGCTCGGTGACGGCGCCCCGGTACACCAGCCAGTGGCCGTGCCCGTCGCCCAGGCGGAACCCGGACGCGGCGTTACCGGTGACCACTGCGGTGGGCCACGCGGCGACGCGGCCCATGTTGACCAGCGGGCCGGTGCCAGCGGGCCCGTCGGACCCCCAGTCCAGGCCCTCCCCGTCCGGGTCGTACAGGGGCCAGATCAGGCCGTAGTCCTCGCCCGGGGTGGACACCTGGGTGCGGCGGACCTGCCCGTACAGGTGCGGGTCCGGGGCGTAGAGGGGCAGCTGCCACTTGATCCGGGCCCAGTCGTCCTCGATGACCGCGGTGATCTTCGGATCGCCGTCGAGGCGGGCCCGGCACCACCGCTGCCCGGTACCGAACGTGCGGACCACCTCGCACAGCCCGCCGTCTGTGTCGACGTGGTCCAGGTCGTCCATGAACTGGCGGGCTTCGGCCTCGCCGGGGCCGAACCAGACCCCGCTGATGGTGAGCTCGCGGCCGGGCCTGCGCCACCCGGACTGGGCGGTGCCGTCACCCAGCCGGTCCGTCTTCACCGATTCGACGCCGAGCCCCCCGTCCAGGCCGTCCGAGTCGGTGAACAGGTTGTAGGTGTCCGCGGACGTGTCGGGGTTGCGGGTCGCCCAGATCCGGACCGTCTGGTCGGGGCTGGTGATACTGACCGTGTCCACAACCATCGTCAGACCACCTTTGTGAGCTGGTGCTGGAAGTCCTCGAAGTCCCGGCGCACCGACCTGCCCTCCATGTCGTAGCGGGGGCTGAACACGAAGGTGTCCCCGCCGGCGTCGCCGAGCCGGTGGTTCGGGATGACCTGCTCCCCGCCCCGGAACCGGACGAGCTCGGGGCCGTTCTCTCCGACCCACGCGAGGCCGCGGCGGGCGCTGTCAGTGCCGCGGGCGTAGCCGACGTAGCCGCCGCCCGAGGCCATCGAGACGATGCCAGGAATGTTCATCGGCCCGCCATATCGGGCATTCACGTAATGCCACCAGGCCAGCAACTGGTCGATGGCACCCATCCAGTTGTCGAACCCCGGATGGTGATACGCGGCGAACGTCGGCTGAATGAACTGCATCAAACCAGCGGACGGGTGGCCGGCCTTCGCGTTGCTGTCCCAGTTGTTCACCACACTGGGATTGAACCCAGACTCCATTTTGGCGACCGTGGCCGCGATCGTCTTGTACGGGGCCATCTCGGGGATGATCGCGACGGCGGCCTCCCACCAGGCGTCGAATGCCGCGGACCCGGACGGCCCGCCGAAGAACTTCGACATGTTGTTCTTCACCCAGCCGCCGATGAGTTCGGCGATCGCCGGGGGGATGCCATTGATCGCCTGCACGAATGAGGACCCGCCGAGGCCGTCCATCAGCCCAGAAATGAGACCCTTGAAGAACTCGATCGGCCCCTTGATGAGACCCTTCAGGATCTCGGACAGGCTCATTCCGCCGCCGTCGCCTCCGACGGCGCCGCCCTTGTCGTAGCCGCGCCAAGTGCGCATCGCCTCGACGATGTGGACGCCGCCCCAGCGGGCCACGTCCTTCTGCGACCAGACGACCTCGCCCTTGTGGACGACGCCGGCCGGGGTCAACCGGCCGCCGGGCCCGGTGTAGCCGCCGGACCAGAAGTCGACGTGCGGCACGTCCACCGTGCCCGCACCAAACTTGCTGGCCACGGTGTTGTAGGCGGAGACCACCTTCGCGACGACCGTGTTCACCACGAACCGGACCGGACTGGCGGCCAATTCCTTGACCTTGTTCCAGGCGTTTCCAATTCCATCTTTCATGGCCTCGAACACCCGGACCAGGTTGTCCTTCACTGAAATAAACCGGGAAATCACCGTGCCGGTGAACCAGTTCACGACCGGCTGCACGATGTTGTTGCGGATGCCGTTCCAAATATCGCTGAAGCGGCCGCGCAGCCAGTTGATCGCGTTGGAGATGGCGTTCCACACAGCCTGGAGGGCGGGGACGAGCGTGCCGGAGAACCAGGACGCGACCGCATTCACCGTCGATTTGATGCCGTTCCACACCGGCTGGAAGATGGTCTGCCACAGCCACGACAGGGCCGTGCTGATCGCGTTCCACACAGCCTGGAGGGCGGGGACGAGCGTGCCGGAGAACCAGTCGGCGACCGCCTGCACCGCGGCCTGGATGCCCTGCCAAGCGGGCTGGAAGATGGTCTGCCACAGCCACGTGAGCGCCGGTGCGATCAGGTTCTGCCAGGCGTAGACCATGCCCTCCCACAGCAGCTGCATCGGAGTGAGGGCGATCGCCACCGCAATCTTGATGCCCTCCCACGCCACGGCGAAGACGTCGCCCAGGAAGTCCAGGCCCGCCCTGATGCCGTCCCAGACCGCCTGGAAGAAGGGCACGAGCGTGACCTGGAACCAGCCGCAAACAGCGGATGCGGCGTCCTTGATGCCCTGCCAGGCGCCGTTCACGATATTGCGGAACGTCTCCGACTTCCGATAGGCGACCACCAGGGCGGTGCCGAGCAGAATCAGGAGCCCGACGATCTTCACAATCGGGTTCGCGTTCATCGCCGCGTTGACGAGCCGCTGAGCGACAGCGAACGCGCTACTGGCGCCCGTGGCGACCCCCATCGCGGCCGCGTTGGCCGTGTAGCCGCCGGTCGCCAGCAGTGTCGACGCGGCGGACAGGGACATGCCGGCCCGCACGACGGTGAGGGCGGCGCCGAGGGTCCGCATGAACGAAACGACCGTCTGGATGATCTGGAAGCCCCGGTAGGCGGCGACCGCGACGCCGACAGCACCCGCAACCCCGGCGAGCACGGACAGCAGGCCCTGGTGCTGGGCGACGAAGCCGGCGACCGCTGAGACCACCGTGATGATGACCGGGGTGAGGGTCGTGATCGCCGCGACGATGCCGGGTAGCGCGTCGGCGGCGATCTGGACGAGGGTTGGGAGGATCTGTGCGGCCAGGCCGATGATCTGCACGATCACCGGCATCAGCGCGATGGTGGCCTGCACGAGCGTGGGCAGGATGTCGGCCGCCGCCTGGATGAGGACTGGCATGAGCTGCCCGACGGCGCCGATGACCTGCGGCAGCAGGCCGATGAGGGAGACGAGCGCCTGCGACACGGCGGGCATGGCTGCGGCGAGGGACTGGCCCAGTACCTCGCCGAGCTGCCCGAAGCTGCCGACCGCCGCCTCGGCGGCCGAGGCGAGCTGGGGGCCGAGCGCGTCCATGGCCGGCTTGAGGCCGGCCGTGACCCCGTCGATCACCGGGATCAGGCCGATGAACAGGATGCGCAGGGCTTCGAGGGCGGGGGTGGCGACCGACGCGCCGAGCCGGGACAGGGCGGCGTGGACGTTCGAGAGGGCGCCGGAGAAGGTGGTGCCGGCCGCCTGGGCGGCGCCGCCGAGGCCGGTCTGCATGGCGTCGGCGAACGTCTGGAAGCCGATCTTCCCCGAGGAGACCATGTCGGACACGTCGGCGGTGGTCACCCCGAGCTGCTTGCTGAGGAACTGCAAGACCGGGACGCCGGCCGACGTGAGCTGGAGCATGTCCTGCCCGTCGAGCTTCCCCTTCGCCGCGACGCTGCTGAAGATCGTGCCGATGTCCGTGAACGACCGGCCAGAGATCTGAGCGGTGTCGGCAACCGTGGTCAGGACGTCGGTCATGTCCTTGCCGGCGCCGATCCCGACCGCGGCGAACTGGGCGGCCACGGTGGCGGCCTCGTCCAGCCCGTAGGCGGTGCCCTTCACCGCCGTGGTGGCGTTGTCCATCAGCTGCGCGACGGACTCGGTCGAGTGGCCGAGGCCGGCCAGTTTCGCGGTGGCCTGCTCGATGTTCAGGGCACGGTCGATGCCGCCCTTGAGGGCGACACCGGCGACCGCGGTGCCGATACCGGCCGCGGCGGCGGCGACCGTGGCCATGGCCCCCGCGCCGACCTTCGCGACCGTGGCGAACGCCCCGGACAGGCCGCTGGTGATGTTCTTGGACGCGCCGGACGCGTTGACGCCGCGCAGCTCCTTCTCGATGGCGCCGCGGAACCCAGACATCGACGGGCTGATCTGAATCCACGCGGTGCCGAGGTTGAGAGCCACTGGTCCCCCTGTGTGGTGTCGGAGAGGGGGAGCGTGGGTCGGCTTAGCGGTCCATTGCGGCGATGCGGGCCGCTCTGCGGGCGTCAGCGGAGCGGCGGTCGGTGCCCCGGGCCTGACGGGCGCGCTCCCGGGCGAGCCATCCGGGTTCGGGCGGGGTTGGCGCGGGGACCTTCTTGCCGGCCAGGTCGGAGCGGATGGCCGTCAGGAGTGATGCGAGCAGGTGCGCTTCGGTGCCCCAGGCCCCGCCGCCGCCCATCGCCATGGCGGTGCGGGACCCGCTGGGTAGCTGCTCGATGAGCAGCCAGCAGCGGCGCGGCGTCATGCGGCCCGTGTACAGGTCGCCCAGCTGCACGCCGTACACCTCTTGGAGGTCAGCCTCCACTTCGCGGCCGTACTCGGCGAGTACGGCCGGGAGGCTGACTATTCCCCCTGGGCCGCCTGGGTGAGGGCGGCGACGAGGATGCGCTGCACGACCGAGTTCCGGACCTTCCCGGTCTCGTCGGCGGCGGCGTCGAGGACGGCCTGGCGGGAGTCCTCGTCGAGGGCCTGCATGACGGGCATGACGAAGCCCGTGTAGACGGCGTTGATCGCCTCGTAGGAGTCGACCAGGTCGCGGGGCACGGCCACCGTGAGGTCGGTGTTGCCGTCGTACGTGGCGGCGTCGAGGACGGCCTTGACGGGCCGCCCCTGGGCTTCGGCCGCAGCAGCGTGGTCCTGCGGGAGCTTGGCGCCGGCCTTCACGGCGGCGGCGCGGGTCTGGGAT